AATAGTAACCCTGTATGCGATATTTGCCACAGCTTCCGCAGCAGGGTTTAAGATAGACGAAGGTTACATTTCACTATTGGGTCAATGGGGCATGATTATAATATCTGCTTACTTCGTTGCTGGTTAAGGCGGTAATTAAGAATCTGGAATATCGTAGTTAGGATTAGCATTAGAACTGCTGTAATAGCTCCAATTGCGGTGGCATTCTCACCAAACCACAATACAAGACCGGAAGTTATTGTCATTCCTGAGCCTATTAGGCTTGCATCATGCATAACATTATTCATTTCTTCACCCTAACTAAATCAATTGTATTTTTAATGATTAAACATACCAAAACTATCAACTTTAAGCCTATGAGGATTAGGCCGATGTGGGCTATAATAGTTGTCCATTCCACGTCCTGCTCCTATTAGTTGGGCGATAATCAATCCTGAAATTATGTATGTATAAGCTCCTGATTCAATGAACGCAATTTTATCATAAACAAGGGCATATTCCATTATAAAATGGGCAATAAGCATTAAAGTGAGCATTGATGTTTGATATAGTTTGTGGAAGTCCCCAAAGTAAAGAACCCCCAAAGCGGTGAAAAACTCTATCGTGGAATACGTAACCATTAAATACTGGTCATCAGCATGGGTAAAATGGTCTATATATGCGTTAGCCAAAGCAGAAAATGCCAATATCCCATAAGTCTTAGACTTAGTAATATAGGTAACTGCAAGAAACGCAAATACGGTAACCCATAGCGGGATCATTTTTTCTTTTTCCCTGTTCCGTTGTCATCTTTTTTGCGTCGTACTGGTGTTTTTCCGTAAGCTGCCATGTAATTCTCCTTTTATTTTATTTTACTATCATTCGCTTTTAAATACTAATAACAAAGCACATTATTTACAATTTAAACTTTACTATCATATGTTATATTTACGGCAGATATTCTTTAATTGATATTTGAGAAACCATAGCACCGCCGTATAACCTAGCACTCGTAAATCCATTAACCGTTGTTGTTCCTGCTGTTCCAGTACCACCTCTGACTTTAAAAGTTGTTGCGGATGTGGTTCCAGCAGTCATTGTATATTTAAGATTAATTCCCTCACACCAATTGGCAGATGAAAACCCAATAGCAGCAGATAATGCACTAGCTGTAGAGTCTTGGAATAGTGCAATAGCAGGATTACCTGCTCCAGCCAAAAATACCAACACTTCTATCTCTAGTGTGCTGCTCGCATTTGTTGGTGTTATTGCAAGTGACAAATATTGGTCTCCCTCAGTATTTTGAGGAATTGTGTCATCTTGTGGAATAATAGTAGTTCCAGTTGCGACGGTTCCGAGTGTTGATGAGACAATTTGTGCTAATTGCCTACCACTTCCTCCGCCTGTCGCTCCAGTAGGCCCGACTGGCCCAGGTATATGTAAAGCATCTTCCCCATCTTCTCCTGGCAATCCCCATCCAATAGGCCCTGTTGGCCCTGTTCCGCCTTGTGGCCCTGTCGCCCCTCTATCGCCAGGAATCGACATGCCATCTTGACCGTCTTGACCGTCAAGCCCAGGCATTCCGGTTGCTCCATTTGCACCATTTGCTCCGGTTGCTCCAGTTGCTCCAGTAGGCCCAACACCTTTAATGGCCCCTGACGAGTCCATGACATACCAACCGGATACGTCTGTATAGCCTAGAGTATCACCGACTTGCAGAGTGACGACTACCAAAGGACGAATGGTAGTATTGTTATTCAGCCGAACAGTGGTTAATTTCGCGGCTGAATCAGCATTGTAAACAGTTATCTCATTTACCTTTCGCTGTGTAGAAGCTGCCGGAGCCGCAAGTATAGTAACAGCAGTGGTTCCGTTTGACTGAGAATCTACCGACCCTGGTGTGAACGTTGTAGCTGTGCTGTCAACATAGTCAACAGCTATAGGCATGGCAGTCGTAGTTACTGCAGAACCTAGTACCAGCTCAAGCGTTTTTGTTGTGGAATCAAGTATCATTTAGATAAACCCGATTTCACCAGTTCCAGAAATAGTCAGAGATGTTCCAGCACTAGCACCACCAACAAGGAAGTCAGCGGCATCAAGGCGTAGACCTGGAGTGTAATAGTCCATATAGCTATTTGCAGCCACACTAACAGCAGTTCCGATAATCTCAGTGCCAGCAGCATTGCCACCTGTTGCGCCTTTCCAAAGAGAAAAGGTTACCGCGCCTGCTGTTTTATTCGTAATTCGAATATGATTTATCAGCAAGTAAGGTTGAGTGGCTGTGAAGCCTACTGGCCCAGCTAAAGACGTAATCGCTGGGTTCAAAATGTTGGTTGTAAGTGTGGCGCTCATTGCTACTGGGCCGAAGTTAAATCGTTTGTTCTGTGCCATTTTCTTTCTCCTTAAACTCTAAAAGATGCTACTTGACGAATAGTAAATAATGCTCCACTTCCACCCGATACCGTTCCCCATGCCGATGTAGTTGCAGAGGTTGCCACCGGAACCTGACCAACAGTAGGAACGCCACTAGGTATTAAACTAGACTGAGCAGAAGTTAAATGATAATACTCATTAGTCGTCCCTCCCTGAAGCCCTGCTAATCCATTATGGCTTGTAGCTAATGAAGGGCTAAAAGCCTGTGTAAACGCAGAATATACATTATTGAATACCGTATTGCCTTTTTCATAAACCACAAACCCAACAAGAGACCCGAGTCCAGCTATTAGCGAAGGGATAGAAGTTGGCGGAGTTGCTACTCGTGCCTCTGCAATGTTTGCATACTCTGCTTGCCCCATAACCACATGTAATTCACTAGGGTTATCGTTAATCAAATATACCCAGCTTACACCGAATTTATTATTACCTAGAGTTACCGTTCCTGTTGCAGTGTTATTATACAGGGTGGAGTCAATTACTTTTGAATTGGCTGTTTCTGTCCAAGTTGTTCCTGCCAGAGTCCACAAAGTAAATACGTTTACATTAGCAACTCCAGCAACACTTGTGTCAAAAGCATCGTGAGTAATCTCTTCTAGCATGAAGAAAAATGATCCAGATGTAAGACTTAATGTTAATCCGCTAGGGCTTCCTAAAGTTGACCCACCACCTGTATGCAGGAACCTTGAGAATTTTAGGAATAGTTGACGAGTTTTTCTATTACCATCGACATTCTGTTCTCTTGCATCTACCCAGTGCAATATATTGCCAGCCCTATGAACCATGTAAGCAATGCACTTATCCATGCAGTTAAAGCTAGTTATAGCCGTACTTACTGCGAATTGTGGAGCGCCAGCGTTATAATCTAAATAGACATAGTTTGTTGCGTCATCTGTGAGTGCAATATTAAGCTGTGCTGCTAATTTAACGCCGTACAGCGTAGTATGACCATCTGCAACAGCCCTTATTACGGCTAACCCTGTGCCAATTGATATAGTGCCATTACCGTTATCAGTTAATACAGCGCCGTCAACTACACCAGCAGACCATTCATGGTTCATTAGTTCCTGCAATGAATACACATGATCCATATTCCCAATCGAATATTTGGCTGGATATGTTACATGGTCAAAATCGTAAGTCTGTGGTGGAGGAATGAATATAGGATCGTCTATATCCGTTTCAGTTAGTAGCATCGGAGTTGCAGGAATATACTGCAAGTCGTCATGGTGGCGTGTTTCAATGTCGGTAAGATTTGAACCTGTTTTGTCAACCAATGACCAAGCAATACCCGCTGTATCTGATATGCGTTTCCACATACGATACATCCAGTCATCAAATGACCTATCATCTTTCTTAGGGGGTTGAGCTAATGGGATCATCGTTTAGGCTGCTGTGCTTGGTAGGCAAGGTTAGCTGCAATGCGAGGATTCTTAATTAGGCTAGTAAGCGCATTCTTTCCTAAGTTAGCTACGTTTGCACCTTTGCCAGCGTAATAGGCAGTTTCCCCTGCAATCCTAGGAACCAATGCGGGAGCCGCTGCCAGTGCCATTGGGTTAACCAAGGTAGCCCCAACAGTAGCCGCGCCTTGTAATCCTCTTGGCTGCCAACTACTCAGCGCTTGGCCTGCCAATGCTGGCATTAACTGACCGCCACCTTTCTGCTCTAATTCCTGAGCAAGTTTAAGGCGTTGACCATAGTTTGTGCTTACATTGTTACGCATCAAGGATTGCAGCTTCCTCATAGAGGTATCAACAGCGGCTTTATTGCCTAATGATAGGGCCCGTTCGATCTCTTTTATCTGGTCGGAAGCATCAGCATAATCTTTCATTGTTTTTGAATAAACTGGCGCTTGTTGTGTAATTTGATTTTTAATAGAGTTATAAATATTACTCCCAACCATTCGGGCTGTTTTCTCTTCAAATGGGATATTTTCAACTATTCCACCAACAACCTGCTTAAGCGCATCCAATCCCTCAGGTGTGTGGAATTCTTCTGGATTTAGCCCCTTCCAATCACCAACAGCATCAGAGATTTTCTGTAATACTTCAGCGCCTTTTTGGTTTTTAATTTGGCCTTTGAAAGTTACCTGACCATAAGCACGCGCAATATCTTCACCAATAGGGTCAAGACTCAAAATGGATTTGTCAGCCGCTACGGCTTTCATATTCGACCGATATTCATCAGTTTTAGCAGCATTCATTGCAGCCAAATCAGCCTTTGCAGTATCAAGTACGTCAGTCATGGGTGCATTGCCTCGCAGATTAGACTGGAATGATTCTGCTTGCTGACCTCCTTGCTTGCCTGCTTGATAGGCTTGCTTGATAGCTTCTGCTCCTGCGCCTGTAGAGGTTCCTAAACCTATCTGTGCGCCCTTACCAACTACATTCGCAACACCACCAGCAGCCTTCGCAGTCAAAGCCAATGGATCAACAGCAGCGCCAGCTTGAGACAATGCGCCACCAACCTTACCTAGTCCTAGCTTAGAAGCAGCACCACCTCCACCAGTCAGCAATGTCGCCATGTCAGCCATTACTCCAGCAGGGTCAGTTGATAAGGCTTTCTTAAATCCTTCTTCGCTGCCGTAGCGTTGTTTGTAAAACTCACCCATCTGGCCAGCCATTTGCTGACGTTCACTAGGGGCATTCAATTGGCGGTTAAAAGCGACTAACTCAGGATCAACCATCCCTGCAAGTTTCTCTGCTCCAGCCTCACCAGCACCAACAACCACCTTGCCGATATTCTTTGCAGTTTCTATAGGGCTTGTTACAACGTCATATATATCGCCTACCATCTTGCCTACAGAAGGGAGAAATTGAGTTGCAGCACTACCAGCAACATCCCCCCATGATTGAGATCGTGGTGCGGCATCGCGTTCAAATCCAGCAGGCAATGAGCTACCTTGATCTAACTCAAAACCAGCAGGCAGTGCTATCTTATTGGTTCCCATTTGCCATTCCTTAATCCGATTTTTTCGCCAGTTCTAGGGTTAGTTGCGGTTTGTTCGTATCCTGTTGACGCAGCAGGTTTCGCAGCTGCACGCTGCTTGCTTATGTATTCTCCGCCAGATTCACCAGCTAATTCACCAAGGCCAGATATAGCCATTTCACGGTTTAGGCGCTTTTGCTCGATTACCTGAGGATCATCACCTGGTTGCGGGAAGTATTGCTGGCTTGCATTCTGGAATTCAGAAGGTGAAATTGTCGCTCCCGATTCAAGACGCAGAACAGCGTTTACAAAATCACGTTGCGCTTGTGCTACCTTCTGAGCAGTCGGAGAAGCCATGACGTTTGCAACTCGACCAGCTAAAGGAACATCTTGCCAGTATTGTAGAGTTTTAGCACCGCCTGATTCCTCTGTACCCAAGGTGTCGAGCAAGTCACTTGCAGCAGCAGCACGGCTACCAAATAGCGCGGCTTTCCCTTGGAACTCTGTAAGTGGTTTAGCTGGCTTTTTAGCGCCTTCTACCAGAACAAATCTACCTTGTGGATTATCTTGGCTAGGAGGGTAAATATAGCCTCCCATCTCTGCGCTGAAAGTAGGCTTTACAGCACCGCCGCCAGCAAGTTCACGTTGCTTTTGCTGAATTTCTAAACCACCAGCTTCCAACTGTTGGCGCATTGCTTGCCGCTTCATTTCAGCATCACGAGCAGATTGAGCAGCCGAAGCAGTTCCCGCTTGTTGCACTTTGAACTGTTGGCCTTGAGCATTTACTCCTACAATCGTACCGTCAGGCTGCATATAACCTTTACCCTGTCCAAGCACATCTACAACTTGTCCGCGTGGCTGTTGCATAGATTTGGATTGAAATTGTGCTGGTTGATCTGATTGCTCACCTTGTGGAGTTATATAACGGCCTGTTCGCTCGTTGATAATCGTATTTATTGGCTGCTGAGATTGAGGCTGAAATTGTGGTTGCATTTGGGGTTGTGCCATTTGCCCACGAACAATGCCGGCCAGTGCGTTGTTAGGCTGACCGTTAAAACTTACTCCAGACGAATCACCCCCAATCTGTTGATTAAGTAAATAGGCGTTCAGCGCATCCCTATCGCCTGCTTTTATTAAATCTACGAGTGCATTAGCCATGATTTATTACCATGTGGAAGGTTTATACCATGCTTGACCTTGCTCCATAGTTCTAGGAGCGCCAGAAGCAAATGACTGAGGTTTTTCATAGTAACCAGATTGCAGGCCAAACTGTTGTGCTCCACGCATTAAGTCCGCAAGTCTATTAACTTGATTCCCGTATTCTTGGGATGCCATACCTTGACCATATTTTGCAAGTTCGGCTAATACGTTACCACTACCAAGCATCCCTTTAGCTGCAGCACTTCGGTTAATAGCTTCTTCGCCTTGGCCTTTTTGGAATTGATAACCAGCAGTCTGCTGTATTTTTGATGGATCAGAAAGCAAGCCTTGAAGCTGATTTTGATACCCAGAGAAGTCTGCGCCAGTTTGTTGCTGGCCTTTCATTTTTAGATAACCCGAAAGATCGCCTACTAATTGACCGCCAGCGCCTCTCCATGATCCGCTTGCGTCACTAGTCCATTGCCCACCAGGGCCGCTATATGTTTGAGTTGAAGTTCCGGGAGAAAGCATCCGGTCGCTTCCCCAGCTTGACGAACCGAATCCAGGCATACTAGCTCTTTGCCATACTGGATCAGTCGTTTGTGTTGTTATAGCATTTGGGTCTAATCCGTAGGTACTAGCCATTATTTACTCCTTGCCATCATCTCGACGGGTTTATTAATTATACCACTTCTACATCAATTGCGCTTATTTGCAAAGATGTAGACCCTAAATATCTTATATCATAACTTCTGCGTCTATCTGCACCTAATCGCCTAATGACTGAGCATGTAGCACTCAAGTCAACAGGGCGATATTTAGTGAAAGTCACATAATCATCGCCTGAATGTCTAACGTAAGCAGTCCCTGATACTTTATTGCCAATAATCTCTAAGCTAGCATAACGCTTAAGATTAACTGTTCCGCCGTCGATCTTGCCAGTTCTAATTAAGACATTTACAGGAATTCCAACATCAGAATAAGCGGTTTCTACAAGTTCGCACAATGTCCCATTAGTTTCATGCTGTACTAAGTCTTTATTGAGGGCATTAACGTACTTTGTGTATTTAAAGTAAGTCTCAGTGTATGGGGTTGAGGTAATAGTCCCTGTGGCTGGTGTAGTAGTGCCAGCAGTCGTTTCAAATGTGAATGATGTGGCATCTACATACGAGACTACTTTAATGCCGTTATAAGCCGCTTGGTTAGCTCCTGCTATGTTTACAGGGTCGCCATCCAAAAGGTTATGTGCTGCGCTACATGTAACAGTTGCGGTTGTTCCAGACAGCGTGATGCTCGACACGCTCACCGCAGCTCCAGCAGTTAAGCTACTCCATTGAGTCCACATGCTGCTTACAAGGTCATAAACCAAGGTAATATTTTGATCCACCAAGGTTAGGACGTAGAAAGAATGCCCCGCTATCTTAACGCCAAAGCTGTAAATGGTTGCCAAGGTAGAAAGGTTTAGTATCCGTTCAATATCTGGAGTGCTTATCTGTCTTTCCTGCAACCCCTGCATCATGTGAACACCGCGCCCCTTTTGACGTGTTTGTGATACCCAGAAAAGTATCCCGTCCAAGTTAGCTACCGAATCCCCATTAGCACAGCCAATAAGGTTAAATCCGTTTCCTACTGTTGACAGAGGAGAACCTACCGCATTCCCAGCATCATAGAAAAACTCTGTTGACCATTCCTTGAAGGCGATAACGTAGTTTTGAGACTTGGCAAGACATTTCCCAGCTCCAGGCTCAATCTGAGCGGTGATGAAGTTTAAAGCATTCCACGAAGTAGCTGAATTAAGGTCAGAGCCGTAAATCTTGGCTTGTGTGTCCATAACGTAGAACGAAGCGTCTAGGTACACGATGCCCGGAACAGTTACCCTCCCTCCTACCGCCGTAATTGTTCCGGTTGCTGGTGTTGTAGCGCTTCCTGCGAATGTGTAAGTGAATGTCGTAGAACTAGGAACTGTGGCAACGGTATATGTTCCGTTGTATTCTGTTTGAGTTGCACCTGCAATGGTCACTGAGTCATTAACCTGTAATCCATGACCTGCCGCTACCGTAGCGGTTGCAGTGGTGCTTGAACTGGTTAGTGTGGCTGAGTAAGTGTGATAACCGGGATAATCAATATCCGTTATTTGCGTAGCAGTAGCGGTAGAATTTGAGTAATACCAAGCATCATAGGCATTTTTGAACATAAAGCCTAGGTTGCTCTGACTGGATGCAGTAGGGCAGAATGAGTAAGGTAGGTTGGCTACGGTGACTGTCATGGCGTGGTGGCTCCAATTGTTGTGTTATATGCAACAGCACAGAAGTCTAGCCCATTTGACGCGCATGAGTTCCATGTAGATGATGTTGGCATTGCTGTTTGAGTCCAATTAATCCCATCTAATGAATATGCTGCAACTGATCCTGCGCTTGTCCTACTTGCTGCTATCGCCATAAAATAAGTCCCACTCCATGCAATGCTTCCCCAAAATGCAGAAGTTGGTAGAACACCAGAACTCCAATTTATTCCATCTGCTGAATATGTAGTCGCCGATCCATTTCTTTGCGTAGCAACAAAAATACCGTTCCCGAAAACAATATCAAGACAACCTATCCCGCAATTAGTGTAACTCCAATTTATCCCGTCTGTTGAATATGCGGATGTGCTAGTAGTGCATACCGCAACAAATACCCCATTGCCATATGCAACTCCAGTCCAAGTAGAAGATGCAATTACCCCTTCTGTCCATGTTATTCCATCAGAAGAGACGGCCGTTGCAGGAACAGACCCAACATTAGTTTCAATTGCACAGAATATAGTGCCGTTCCATGCCAGCAACCAATCTCCACCATTCCCATACGGGATTAAGCCGCCTGTCCAACTTATACCATCTGTTGAGGTTGCTGTATTAAATGATCCCAATGGAGCGCCAGCAGCTAAAAATTTAGTTCCATTCCAGATTACTTTATAGGCATACAGTCCAGTAGGCATTGTTCCACTTGACCAACTAATTCCATTAGATGATGTGGCAGAAACCCCTGTTATATTGGCTACAGCGCAATATACAGTCCCATTCCAGCATATATCCGTCCATGTAGCAGATGGGATTACTCTTTGAGTCCAAGTTGATGGAACGTATGGTGCAGCAGGGATGTAAGTTGCACTCCAATGCGATGGAGAACTGGTAGGATTATTCCCTGTATTTGCATCAATAGCCCAATAATCTACAAACCCAACACTTACATGATCCCCAATAGAGTAAGCTGTGCCAATATCCCAGCTAGTCCCTGACCCTGTATAAGTCTGCATCGTGTCACCCCAAAACCCTATAAAGTATGGAGTCGAGCCGATAGTAAAACCTATTCCACCTTGAGCTTGTCCGGTTCCTACGGATATTCCACCTTGTGCAATAGGTCTTTTCCTTACAACCGTCTGCCTGTTAGGGTCTTGTGGGTCTCCTTTAGCCTCTACGTAACTATTCTTTAGACGAGCGTCTTTATCTGGTGAACCAGTGCGGGTTTTAAGATCGCTGGCTATTGGGATTCTCATAACGTAATCGTGGCTTGGAGTACAAAGCTAGAGTTGTAACTCTTTACAATATCACCGTTAATAACATAAAGCAGGTTATCTACATTCATTATCCCACCCTGAGCTTGTCCGGTAGCAGTGGCTAAAACAGAGTTGATTGCGGGTCGCTTATAAACATCTTGTCCGTCAACAAATGAATTCACCAGCCTAGCGTCCTTTGCGACACTTCCATCACGGGTGCTTAAATCTGTTGAAACAGGTATCCTCATGGTGTATCAGTGATGATATTAGAACGAGGATTACCAAACATTAAATTCAAATCTGAGTAAGCCATGATTGGGCGTGAATTAGTACGCTTAATACCCTTTAATGAGTCTTGTGCCATCTTGATTACGGATTGACTTGGCTCTTTCTCAAACTCAGGGGCGATGGCAATAGCGCCATTACTTGCGATAGCATCTTCCCAGCCAGGAGGCAGGCTTACCGTAGTACCTAGCACAAGCGCCGTAAAGGGCACTCTGGTCGTGATGTGTAGGACGTTGGCAGTGGTAGGTACAGGCCAGACTTGAAGCGTTCCAGTAGCCATTGTAGGCTCATAGTAAACCACCTCTGGAATGTCACTTGTGGCTGTTTTGTCCACAATCGAATTCCATTCTTCAAACTGGATAACTCTTACGGGATAATCTATAGAGCTAGCTCGGCAATAGCAGCCTTCAATGGATACAGGCCTAACCGTATTAAGTTGGCCACCTGATCCAATGGTATAGCTAGAATCAGCAGCCACAAGGGTAAGTGATTCGTCTTGCAGGGCATACGCCATCAAACGATCATTGCGCCAACTATCAAGCATCGCATTGATAGCAATCAACGCATCAGATGATTCTGTAGCTGTGGGAGAATCTCCGCTATTGATAAGACCTAGGAGCCTCATCGAGCGATTTACGAGCGTTTGACCTGTTGCCATTTGTTAACCTCTTGGCCTTCCCCTGCGTTTAACAGGATCGTAATTGCCAGAAGGTTGGGCTTTGTTCCCTTCTACTTCGTCTTGCGACTGAGGGGTATTATCGGGCTTCTGTGTCTTTTTTGCAACTACAGCAGCGTATTCTTTATAGGATGATTCAATCCACCCATTCTTCTTCATTTCTTCTACTTCATGGCCAGATGCATCATGCCATCCGCCGTTTTCATGTTTCATTAGCATTTCATTCTCCTTTGTGATTTATACCGCCTGGTGGGGCGAGGATTACGCATTTAGCAGAAACTGGATTGATGCTGGAGGTGATATATGGCTAGTTCCTGATTTGGACTTGAATCACCATACATCGGATAGCGTATTTAAAGGGAATTTCCACGAGTTTCTAATGCGCCAGCCAGGCGGTATAAATCACAAAGGAGAATGAAATGCTAATGAAACATGAAAACGGCT